CCACTTTACGAATCGCATTATTTCCTCGGTCAAGTACATACAGGGTTCCACGATAGGATACAACATCTATAGGTTTATTAAATATAGCCTGATTTCCAGGCCCATCTTGAAACCCACGATCTGTTTGACCTGCAAGTAAACGGGGAGTTGAATCTGTACCAAGCTTCAAGATAGCGTGATTAAACTCTGGAACATCCTCAGCACGATAAGAATCAAAATTAGATACGTAGATGTTTTGAAGATCGACTGCGATCGGATTTGCGTTCCTAATCCCAACCATTATAGTTTGTAGTCAAAAAAATGTTCACCAACTCGTCTCCTTTTCTAGACGTCTGTCCCAGATTGGATCGGTAAAAGGTGGATCAACAGATGGTTTTGTTTCAGTTGGAGGAGGAGCAAACTTTAAAGCAATTCTAATTATAGTTTTTGAACACTCATAATAGTATGCTTGAACGTATGTACCACATTCTCGTTCAAGTTGTTCAAGAAGTGAATATTCGTTCATAATATCTTCAACATTAAACGTGATTGAATTAAACTTTGTTTTACGTTCCAAATCACAAAGTTGAACTTGAGGGTCAATACCCGCTTCTAAGCAGTCGACGAATAATTGTTTAAGATTTATTTTACGAACAGCATTCACTAAAAGAGAGGACAAATAGATTGAAAACTCTTTTTTGTCTTGTTGGTCTCGTATTTGTATTAAATCTTTAACATCTTGTTGAGAGAGAATAGGAGTCATTTTGTATAAGTTAATCTGTTGTACTTAAATGTCTTCCATTTTATCCCAGAAAACTAAGTAGAAAGACGTTGAGCAAATGTGATACAACTACAGCAGCAACTCCTAACGCACCTGCTCCTTGCCAAGAGACAACGCCTCCAGAGGTATATGCGTTGGGAATGTATCGAAGCAACAAATCACGAGGAGCTGACATAGACAAAGCTACAGTAGCCAAAAAGAAGGAAACATACAATGTCAAGTTAGCCCACATCAATCGCATCATTGGAAGACTTGGCTTAAAAGACGGGGTCATATGGGTTCTCTGAATGTGATCGGAACCAGATACACCTGCCATAGGAGGCATTGACTGAGGCATCTGAGGCGAAGGGAGGAGGGCGTCAAGTGAAGTTTGGTCGTCCATTGTTTATGAAGAAGACGGGATTTCACACGTCGCATCTTCCACGCGGTATTTGTAGCACTTTCCATCTACCTTAACGGTTTTTGAATCAATCTCTTCTAAAGGAACACCTAAAATTCGATAGGTTGCATAGTTACGGTGAAAGATCAATACAGAAATACCAAGACCGATGACAAATGAAAAGAAAGGACCTGCGCGTTCAATTGCTTGCGTGATGTTAATCATTACTTCTTGGTGAGACTTGCGAGTAGATTCAATGAATCTGCTTCGACCCCGCAAGGGACTTCAATGGCGTTTGTGCGAACACATCCAGTATCCGTATGAAAGATATCATGATCGTGTGGTGTAGGAACTGCGACCTCTTTTCGAGTAGGAGGAATGATAATGCATGCGATTAACATACCTACGATGACTCCCGCTGAGATCCACGTGAGATGAAACATTACTCTTAAGGGACAACTTTTACAGCTGACTTTGAATCATTATACTTGAAATAAGCTAATGCGATTGGAGTCAACAAGAGACCTGAATAGGGAACCACAATTGAAATTGCAGTCAAAACATAAGCAGTAATCGTATGTCCTGTAAGAATTAACAAATGATAGGTGACTGCAATACTGAACACCCAAAGCATTGTTAACATAAACTGACCAACATACCCAAGTGCTCCAAGAATAGTACTTGAAGGCGTAAAATTAGAAATATCTGGCATTTGATATTCAGGTTTCTTACCTGCTACAACCTTTTGACCATCTGGAACTGCAACTGTAAAGCTTCGTCCAGTTTCTTCATCTTTATATTTCATCGTTAATCGACGTCCTGTAATAATGTTAGCAGAAGACTGTTTTTCAGCTACTTTTTGTTGAAGTAAACTGGACTCCAATTGATTTTTATTGAAATTGATACATTTCTCATCTGAAGCAGAACCACAAATTTCAATTGCCTTTTTATTGATTTCAGTCTTCTCGTCATCTGACAATACAACATCTTTATTGCCTGATAGTAAATCAAGAGCAGGTACAAGTTTATTATCTGCAACCAAATCTAGATATCCTTGCTTAGCTTTCTCTTGTAGTGTAGGAGTAATATCAGTCACATAACTTTCATCACCCCACGTAGCTTGTTGAATTACAATACCCATTGTTAGTTAGCAAACACGAAATTCGCAAGACCACTAACGATTCTCAAGAAATTGATGGCTTCTACATAGACACCTAAATTATAAGTGTAAGCAAAAATGACATTATCTCCATTTGTATTACGAACAACACTCACAATCGTATCAGGAGGATACAATAAACTTCCATCTGGATTTGTTAATGCGAGCTGAGCAGCCGTAACTATAACTGGATTGGGTGAAAACACTGTAGATTTTAATACACAAATGGTTTCTTGTGTAGCGATACCTGCAGCTGTTGGAAGAGGTTGTTGCAATGTAAGACGTAGAACAACTTTATTAAACATACTACCATTTATCGCTCCACTAGGCTGATATAAGTCATTGTTTAGTGCAAATGAATACATGTAGACTCCTGGAATCTCAGGTGCATTTCCAGTAGTATGTTTGTACATTTGTAGAAGGGAGAAGTAAGATGTAGGCTTTAATGAAAATCGTTCTTTACCATCCAATAGAATCTGACCTTGAGTTACAGCATCACGAGGATATACTGAAGTGATTTGTAGCTGGCCACTTGAATATAAATAGGTCTGAGTTTGTGTAGAATATATATCGGAAGAATAGGGATTATTAGTGGTTCCTGTAGTTGTAAATGGAGCCCTATGAGGATTATCCCAGTTTGTATAATTATCCCAATCATTTGTAATAATTTTATCAGATCGTTGAGTAGACCAAACAACACGTGTTACCAAATTAAAGAATGGAATTTCAATATCCGAATTTCCACCATACTGACCTGGATTATTTACAAAGGTTACAGTCTTCACTAGAAATGTCTGATCTGCAGTTGCCAGTTGAGCCATTTCCATCTCAGTCAAGTAGATAAAGTTTCCCTCTAAATACGGATCTGGGAAAAAGGTAGTTAATGTTGAGTTACTAGGAGCACCTGTAACAGTGGGTGGACTAAGAAACCGTCCAATTGAATCATAATTTGCAGTTGGATTTAATGAATTATAATTTGTCATTACAGGACGAATACGGTTACCATAGGTTGCACTTAATGGATTAACATCTATAACCGTATATAATTCGTTCAATGGACGAAGTGTTACATTGATTGCAATATCTGAGTTCTGCATGGATACTAACGGAAGAGCCATACCCGGATTCTCACAAAACCAAAAGTGAAGTGGAACAACTAATTGACGTGAACGAATTGATGGTTCAGGTGTCTTTGTATTCGGAATACCTCCTGGAAAATTCAAGGGTGTAATTGCATGAGGATATTGATTGATACGATCATAAGCGTTTGCAGGATCATTTATTTCAGTAACATTACCTATCATTTCATCCACAATCTTTCTTTTATTTGGATCATGCGTCATATAAGAATAGAACTTAAGCCATTCACCTGTAAGACGTTGAAGAACCTGACCATTTGCAGTAATCTCCACATGATCAATCATATTATATCCAATATTTTCAATCCACTTGAACTCATATCCAATTGCAGTTGAACGAGGATCATAACCGCTGGGAGGAGCATTTACACCTAAAGAATAAAGAGGTGACCAAATATCAGGTAAAGTTAAAACTAAATAGGTATCGTGTAACATCTGTGCATAGCGATCAATCCGACACGAAATTGTTCGTTTAGTTGTTTGTGCAAACTCCAAGTTAGAGCTATTAAACGTCATTCGGATTGCTTCCATAGCAAAGTTAGTGTGTCGCCGATAGACTGCCCGAAAATGTGTCATAGACGGATTTCCATTAATCAGTTCGTTCTGGGCTCCAATTGCGACAAGTTGAAGTAGACCTCCCGGCATATTGTCTTAGTATGAGATTAGACTAAATAGGTCGTAGTCGCAGAGTTTGCAGGAACACAGCAATCTGAAGAATACGTCTTTCCTAATACCGCTGGACCCACTGTATTGATACCTATACCCCCAACAAAGCGCGTGTATTGTTGAGACTTATTTGCTAGAACACCAATGTATTGAGTGTTACTACGTCTCTTTTGAGGTGGTGGAGCTACTGCTAATGATCTAGCAATAATCTTGCGCTTCTGATTTGTCAGGTAGTCTTGAGCTGAGTTAACTTGCATTTGTGATTTACGGAGAGAAAAGACTATCAGTATAATGAGGTTTGTTCTTATTAGCACACACGTAGATCAGACAACAGGATATTCCAAGGTTGTCTATAACCTTCTTGGGCAACTTGCAACACTTGCTCCTCAAGTTAAAACCTATCATTTTGGATTTCAGAGACATCCATCTCAGTCAAGCATTCGAACAGTTCCTAAAGGTGTAATCTCCTATGACGCGGCTGCAAATGAAGATCCTAAAGAAGAAGGGTTTGGATTCAATAAGATTCACGAGTATCTTGAGATGGTGAATCCAGATGTAGTGATGATTTACAATGATCCTCTCATCATTCATAAATTCATTGAGTCAATGAAGTTCGACAAAGAGAAGTCAACCTATAAGCTATGGTTATATGTGGATCAAGTCTATGAAGGAATTGCAAAACCTCTCATCGAAAGTATGAATAAAAATGCACATCGTATTTATTGTTTTACACCCTATTGGGCAGAGATCTATTCAAAATACGCTCCATTTTCAGACGTTCGAGTTCTTGAGAACGCAGTAGATACAAGTTTATTTTCTAAGACTCCAGAAGGAGCTCGATCTTCTGTTCGTTCTTCAATGGGTCTTCCATCCAATGCAATTCTAATGATTAATGTAAATCGAAATAGTCATCGAAAGAGACATGATCTTGCATTAATGGGATTTGCTGAGTTGATTACACGAGATCCATCAAAACCATACTATTACATGGTTGTAACAGGTCTCAATGCACAGCAAGGTGCTTATCATGATATTCATCGTATTTTTACAATGGAACTTCAACGTCGGGGAGTAGATCCTAATGATTTTGCGAAACGATTGATGTTAGTAGATACATCCGCAAAAGCTCTTCCAGATTCAGCAATCAATGAAATTTATAATGCAGCAGACATAGGTGTGAATACTTCAGATGGTGAAGGATTCGGACTCTGTCAAATTGAACATCTGTATACTGGAGCTCCTCAGCTTGTCACTGACATTGGAACCTATCGATCATTTATGGACGAGACGGTTTGTGGATTTGTCAAACCAAATGATCGAATTTACTTTTCAGGAACAATGCCTCTTGGATCATGGGCTCCTACGTTTAGTTACATTGATATAGCAGATACAATGACAAAAATGATTGAAACTCTTCCATCTCTCAAGAAAGCAGCTTCAAACTACAAGTTCAAAACTTGGAAAGAAGTGTGTTCTTCGTGGTTGGAGGATGTTAAGTCAGAAATCGTATCGAATTAGGAGTTACTAATTCACCCATTCGCAATAACCTTTCATTATCATCCCACGCAGGTCCATCAAAGACTTCCTTTGAATCAGGATCAATGATTAACGAAATTCCTTTGATTAATACTTTTTGTAAACGACGATGTTTCTTGGAGGTATTACGTAAAACAGTTGCATCTGTATCTTCATTTTTGATATTAGGCCTGAATGCTAAGTCTTCTCCTGTTGTAGTTGAATCAAATCGCATACAGGAAACTACTGGACGTTCACGAGCATGAAGCTTTCGATGAATTTCACAATCAATTGCAGATTCTTTCAACAATAACGCCATGCGCTGACCAATGCGTTCCTTTTCGAAAGCCGTTTCGTAAAGGTATTCATCTGTAGACATGAACGTTTCAACTGGATCTCCTTCATATCGCTTAATGACCATATCATTACGACGAATTGCAACAATGTTAGGATATTCAGCGGATTTCATCTGATTCTCCGTAAACACAGAGAGATAGAAACTAACTTTGACTGTTCTCTCCTCCAACGGCAAGGTAGCGTGAGAACAAATACGAATTGCGCGACCAATAACTTGATCATGGCGCGCTGGAGTCCAATGTGGCTCCATAATGTGAACATGTCTCACATTGTTCAACGTAATACCTTCTGCACCTGACGCTGAAGCCATTAACAACTGAAGAATCTTCTTAGGTCTCTTTTCAACACTTTCTTTGAGCGAAGCAGGAAAGTTCTTAGAGTACACTCCATTGAAAATCTGACGAGTTAAATCACGCTCTTCAGCCTTCTCTTCACCAGTGTAAAATGTATATGCAGGTCTGTCATCCAACATTTCTGGATCTTCTACCCACTGATTTGCCTGTCGAACGAGTTTATAAGGCTGCCATCCAGCTGTATCCAAAACAGCAGACAAAATACCCAAACCTTCCAATGAACGATATTGAGAATAGACAAACTGATTGCTTCCCAGTGAAGCTTTAATATTTGTTAAAATTCGTAGCATCTTAGGACTGAAAGTTTCTAAAGCTTTCTCAGACAGATAGCGTTGTGGAGATGCCTTAAGTTTCTTGATAACTACATCTGCATCTTCTTTTTCAGGTTTCTTTTTCTCTGAAAGAACTTCGCCAGAAGGTTCTTTGATAGATAACTCAGGTGGAAGTGCATAATCACAGACAAGGCGAGTAGGAACACGAAAAGTACTTAAATCTTCATCCAATTTACTACGTCCTCGTTTTGAATCAATCTTCATTTCAATCCAACGCACTTCTAGATACCGTATGAACTGTTCATCGGACATAGGAACTTTCTCAAGTGTTTTATCCAAGTCAATTCTTCTAGGAAGCAAGCGTTCATCGGCACCTTTGAAATACGAAACTAAACCTTGAATACGACGACGAAATAACATTGGATTTTTAATATTCAATCCATCTAGAAACAACCCTGCAAACTCTTCGTAGTCTGTAGGAAGACATTGAAGTTGTTCAGTCGTAACACGTTCTACTGCAATTTCACCCCCACCTACATCGGTCTCTATCTTTGACTTGATGGATGCAACCCAATCGGAAGGCTGAGCAATAAACGGTAAATCCTTCATGTACTGAACAGCCACTCGGTCTCCATCACCATTATAGGTTGAACGAAACTGAGGAGGATTACGAGTAATCATGACATACTTTTTCAATGCATTAAACTCAATTGTATCCACTTCAGGAATCGCACGAAACGCTTTAGTAATACGTTCTTCATCCCACGTTGGAATGGTCTTGAAAGGCAAAGTGATTCGTTCAATCGGTCCACGAAGAAGATTCATCATGTACGAGATTTCGTTAGGTGAGTTGATAATTGGTGTTCCAGATAATAATACAATCTTACATCGTTTTGCATTGTAGAGTTTATCATACAGCTTTCCAGTAATTTCAGATTCGTTAATCACGCGTGAAATCAAGTTATGGGCTTCATCCACAATCACAACTGAATCATCATACATTCCATCTTTAATGTATTCATCAATGTTGGAGGTTGAAAGACCATTGTATCGAATAAAGTTGAAACGTTGTTCAAGAACATCCTTAATTTGCTCACGAATCGCTTTCTTATCTTGAACTGAAAAGCTCTCGAAGTTTGGAGTTTGACTTGGAGTCGTAATGTAAATTTGATTGTGTTTGTCCATAAACTTATCTGAAATACCTAGTCGCTTTCCTTCTGCACGGACTTCATCATTCAAAGTTCGTGTAGTCCAGTGATTTTCAACGGCATAGATCGGATCACCGCATTTCTGTAGTTCCTCACGAAAGTTGGGTTCTAATGATGCAGGCAACATGACATACACTTTGCTAGTGGTTAACAATGACTCGGCAACTGCAATAGAAGAGCACGTTTTACCAGATCCTAAGCCATGATAGACCAAAACTCCTCTATATGGAGTTTCAATTTTCAAGTAATCACGAATGATCTTTTGATAGGGGAACAACTCTCGTCCAGTTCCAGTGCGTTGTAAGCAAAGGTCAATATTCTTATCTTCTTCGTCCAAGGGGTCTTTATCCTTAGATCTGTAGTCTGATTTAATGAACATTCGTGTGATCGCGTCTGAAAAGGCCTTTCGATTAGGAAGGACGAATGCCTGTGAAGCCATCATTATATTGATGCGCGTTGAAAAAAAGTAGTATATTAATAATGCCATATAGGTTCAAATCTGGAGCAACAGAAGCATTAGGTGAATTTATTGGAGATAATGATGAGGGCTATTCAATATATAATTTAGACTTTGGAGATAATGCACAAACACGTATTGTTGTATTATTTCATGATCGTGATCATTACATTGTATTTCGCATAGATGATAAGGGTGCGATAGTCGTTAAACCTTCACAACGATTAGGTGATATGTTGGGTGGTAGATGGTGGATTAATAGTGAAGACGAATTTAAAGCCATATTAAAACCCTATGTTGAAATTATACCTCGATCAACTGAGGCAATTTCAAAAGCAATTGGAAAAAAGGCAACACGTCTAGCGATTGATGATGTTTATGAAGCAAAGACAGGTAAGTCTTCTAAACCAGGAACAGGTCCAGCGGATCTTATTCGCGAATTTGCAGGTGTTCAACCACCTAAAGGTACAGGACGTAAGACACGAAGAAGACGCAAGAGTTCACGACGCAACCGCTAAACTTTTTACGCTGCTTGATACAATGGATTTAACCCGACGAAACCATCGTATGTGGATGATAACTATTTATCTGTTCTTAATGGCTACGTTCCTCTATCTAAAACCGTCCATCGCCTTTGGGCGTGAAGGAAGGATTCGCCCGTTTGGGGCAACCGATCGTGAGGCCACTGTATTTCCAGTGTGGTGGTGGGTCTTTGTAATTAGTGTAGTTGCATATTGTATGACGGTCTATTTAGCTGGATTTAGGTTTACGTCATAGGGCGTCGCAGGTAGTTGTAATACGAAGCTACTTCTGGAATGTAGATATGACTGACTTTGTTCTTGGTATAAATATCCTCAATAAAGAGACCATCTGCTTTGTAATCATCTTCTTTCCAAGTTCCACACATATAGAATGGAACAATGTACTGAGCCGTATCAATTCTTTGTAATCGCGGAGTGTCACCTTTAAAAATACCGCCTGGAGTTCCTACAAACTCATCCCATCGTTGTTGGTCAAACGTATAGAAATAACCAATGTTCAAGCGTGGAACTATTTCCCAAAAATTAGGATGAACAATGTTATCATCATCTAAAAAATAGATAAGGCCTGACTTGACCTGATCTAATGCAGCATTCCTTTGAGGATTTCCAGAGATACCTCCTGAAACTCCAAACTCGATAATCTTTGGGTGATTGAAGGCTTCCTTGAAAACACCATTGGTATGAGTGGTATCATGAACAATCAACCATCGGTTCACATGTGTGAAGTTAATTGAATTAAAAAGTTGAGGAAGATTGTTTGGACGACAACAAGGCGTAATAATGGTAAGCATTATGTATTTATTCGGTGGATGTTTAGATAGTTTCAAAGGTATCGATGACAGATCGTAATTCTTCAATCATGCGTTTCCTCTGAACGTGATGAGGTCTCACAAGTTTATCACATTCTTCAAAACTCTTCCATGCAATTGCTGAGATCTCTCGACGTTGCATTGGAGTGAATCTCTGTGTGAGATTTACCATTTCAGGTTGTTTTAACAATCCTACAAAATAGATATGACGATATGTAATTCCATTCAATCCTTCAAAAGTCTCTTCTAATCGAATGTTTTTTAGAACAACATAGGCATCTCGGGAAATATTAGTCTCTTCCCAAAACTCTCGGATAGCACAGTCTACATCCGATTCACCTCGTATTCTACGTCCTTTTGGAAATCCCCATTCAGGTTCACTATAAGTAGATGGATACTCAGAAACGAGCTCTTTTAAATTTAGCTCATTGTATTTGATCTGTGATTGTATATAATCATTTCCACTATTGTCGTCTCCCCATGCAATACGCCAAGTCATATCAAAAGGTAGGTTTGCAATTGTAGCTTGTTCTGCGATTGTCATATTTCCAATCAGTTTTCCAATATACTCTTTATCGTCTACATCATACTTTCCTCTCATAAACTCCGCAAAGCTCATACTGTCTTTTCTTCGTATCATCATGAGTCGTGTGTCTGGAGGTTTTATTGGAAGTGATGGACTATCCACTAAAATAATTCCACACGATAGCACTGGATCGTTACATGATCTAAATAAATGGCCTTTGGCTCCGCAGTTGTTACAATACATTACTGTCTGTGTTTTTAGAGGCGGACCTATTCGTTTTTCCATTGTGTCTTATGACAACTTCCTTTGTAAGTGATACATAAATGGGATTGTTCTCTTCCAAACCTACGTCTTCATTGTATGGTCCAACACCAGGTCCCTCTCTTTTGGGTTCAACAACACCCACACCTTCATTGACTTCATCTGTGAATTCAGCAGGTTCCGGTTTTAACTCAATGGGTATAGGGTTTAAAATTCTAGTTGTTATCATAGGACTTGGATTGGTTATCTTCTCAGCTGTCTTGATCTACAATGCAGTTGCAGCAGCTAATGGAAAACCTGGTGTCAATATATCAGGACCTTCTGTTGCCGATCAAGCTCCACTTCCTCTAGATGGAAAAATACTAACTACAATTCCTTCAGCAAATATGGCGGTTAGTGATGGAGCAGATAATGGAGTTCAGTTTTGGATGTATATAAAAGATTGGGATTATCAGTTTGGTAAGAAAAAGAGTATTTTGTTTCGCAAAGATTCTACTAATTCTGCCTTCAGAAATCCTGATATATCTCTCCACGAGACTGATAATAGTTTGAATGTGAGTGTTTCTATTTATCCTAATTCCTCTGGAGCCGGAGCGGCTAGTTCACCTGCGGCTTCAAATAGCGGATCTGCTACAGGCGATCTATACACATGTACAGTTGAAAATGTTCCTCTTCAAACATGGTTCGCTGTTTCTGTAACCGTATTCCAGCGCAATCTAGATATCTATATCAATGGTAAGTTAGTCAAATCTTGTGTATTGCCTGGAGTTCCACGTCCCGCTGCAGGAGACATTCTAGTTGGAGCAAATCAAGGTTTTTCTGGTTCAGTTTGTAACGTTCACTCATATCCTAAGATGTTGGGCCCAACAGATGCAGCTGCTTTCTTTGCTCTTGGAACTAACTGTGCTACTTTTGCTCAGCCTTCATCAGATAGTTCAGCAGATAAGGGATTTAGTATTTTTGGATACACATTCATCATTAAAGATAAATCGGGTAAAGTTGTTCAAAGTTCATCTCTCTAAAAGATAATGAAAATTCTTCTTAAATGTCCTACACGTTCGCGTCCTGCTCAATTCATACGTGTTTTGAATCAATATGTAACATTAGCTAATCGCCCTGATCTCCTTGGAATTTGTATTTCATGTGATCAGGATGACTTAACAATGACAGAAACAAATATTCAATATTCTATTAAAAATATAACACACACTGTTGCTTGGTCAGAGATTTATTATGGTAATAGCAAAACCAAAATTGAGGCAGTTAACGCGGATATGTCATCAATCAATTGGCCTTGGGAAATGGTTATAATTGTATCCGATGATATGGTTCCTCAAGTCAAAGGATATGATGATGTTCTGCGATCTCATATGATTGCAAATTTTGCCGATACAGATGGTATTTTATGGGTAAATGATGGAACTCAAGGTGATAATTTGAATACAATTTCAATCATGGGACGAAAAATGTATGACTCATTTGGGTATTTATATCATCCTGAGTATAAGAGCCTCTTTTGTGATACTGAATTTACAGATTTATGTAAGGGTCCTTTAGCTTCTAAGTGCACCTATCTACCTCATGTATTGATAAAACATGAACATCCAGGAACTGGATTTCCACAACGAAATGATGCTCTGTATGCTAGAAATAACGCATTTTGGTATACCGATTTAATCACCTATATTTCACGTAAAAACTATGAATATGACTGGACAATTATGATTCCTACAATTGTAGGCCGTGAATCTAAACTATATAGTTTACTCGAATCCATTGAAGAAATGCGAAAACGTATTTGTCCTTCGCTCAAAATTGAAATTCGTCTTTCATTTGATAATCGTGAAAAGAAGATTGGAACTAAACGTCAAGAGCTTCTCATGAGTGTTAAGGGAAAATACATGTCATTTGTGGATGATGATGATTTAGTAACAGATGCATATTTTGAAGATGCTCTTGCAACGATTGAAGGAAACTATGATGTTTGTCGTCTTCGAGGTCAGATGAATCAATATACATTCACACATAGTCTAGAGAATACTTTGGATAAACCCATGTGTGAAGGAGATGTATTTATGCGTCCACCCAATCATCTCAATGTAATGTTATCTGAACTTGGAAAGTTAATTAAATTTCAAAATGCTTCTCAAGGAGAAGATTTAGATTGGACTATTCGTTTAGCACAATCTGGCAATCTTCGTAAAGAATATACATCTGATCCATCTAGAATTCATTATATTTACAATTTAGGAGGTCGAACTGTTCATCCTAGAACAGCTGAAATGCAGAGAAATACAACTTGCGAAACAATGCTAAAAATGATATGGGTGAATGGAGGTGCTGTTCTTCCTGCTACTGAATTTGCAATACGTGCAGGAGGACTTCGTCTAAGTGGTAAAAGGTTTGTTTCTAACTAAAGTGTAATGAGTACATTTACAATTATTGCAGGTGTTGTCGCTGTCATATTAATTGGATTGATTCTTTGGCGCGTATTTAGTTATAAAAAATCAACAGACGCTATCGATCTATTAGTAGGATCCATTTCAGGTAAGGAGTTAAAAACCGTACCAGGGGATAAACTAAGTCGATCATTTAATCAGAAAGAAGGTGCTACATTCACTTATTCAGGTTGGATTCTAGTTAAGGATTTTACGTATAACTATGGGCAAAAACGAGTTATCTTTACAAAAGACGATTGTCCGGGTTTATATTTGGATACAACTTCTAACTCTATTTTGGTAGTTATTAAAACATTTGCAGATACACCTGAAACTATCTTGATTTCCAATATTACTGCAAATAAATGGATTCACTTTGCAATCGTAGTCGATCAAGATTCAGTGGATATTTACATTAATGGTGTAGTCCGACAACATCACACACTTCTTCAGCTTCCAAAGCAGAATGATGCTGTGATCACAATGGGATCGAATGCAGCAGCAGGATGGGATGGTGTTTTATCAAACCTTCAATACACACCTAGGTCATTGTCAGCAGGCGAAGTGGCTGCATTGACGGCGGATATTCCTAAGGATGATTTAACTATTCCGCCTTCAGGTCCTCAGTATTATGATTTGACATGGTACGTTGGACGAACTTAATTCTTGTTAGGTTGTAATGAGCGCAGGAGGTCAAAATAGTCTTGCTTCTGGAGATGTACCTGCTTTTATAGGAGCACAATCTATGCGTCTTCGTGATGCTTCAGATATTACTGCACGTGCTCGTGTTCAAGGAGTGTATCAAATGTTCAATTCAAGCACACCTACGGCGTTCCGTAATCGTGCTCCAACTGGATATAATTCGTTCATTCAGTTTCTTCAAGGACGTAAAGAGGGATGTGCAACTTGCGTAGGATTACCCTATCAACCTCTCACTGGTCTTTCGTTTCGGAACTAGATTTGAGCTTTTTAACAGCTGTTTTAGCCTTCTTTTTAGAAGTTGTATCATCTGGATTGTATGTGAAAAAGTTTTCTAAAAACTTCTTAGAGGATCTATCTTTACCAAGTTGTTCAAATAACTCAGCCTTATTACGTTTCATTTCAACGAAACTTTCTTGTATACCAATACATTCCTTTGGAGTCAATATGTCAAAACGACGTTTAGCCTTAGATTTTGCAATATCTACCAGTCTCTGAGCAATACAAAGAACATTAGCAACATTGTCTTCTTGTGCCCCTGAATAGAGGTACGCGAAGAAGAACTGAAGCGTTGTAGGAATACTCGCAACTCGAACACCATTTTCCATCTCATGATAGCTGTGACATGCAGTTGTTTCATAAAATCGAAATAATGATTTTGTTCCATCTGAATTCATAACATAGGTTCGACGCGGAAGAATATCATTCTCTTCATTCACTTCTACATTTTCTCCTTTTGTTAATCGTTCAATCGTTTCACGTTCAGCTAAAAGACCAATAGGAGTTGTCCAATTTTTATCAAGATGGATTTCAGCAGCACTTACACTCAACAAAACAACAGGCTCATTCTTCAAAAGTTTGAGAACTCCTTTTTGTTGTTCGTCCGTAAGTTCTTCGCGATGCTTTGTGATGTTTTTATTACATGTAGTAGGATGTGCTTTATTTAAAAGCTGTAGTCGCGAATAGACCTTTTCCCAACGAGATACGTCACCATGTGGACGACTTAGTTCAAGATACATAGACATTCTTAAGAAGTTGACAGGAACATAATGAATTCCATCACGAGTTTCTGCCTGTTCCCAAAGACGATCAAAAATTTCCTCATCTAATTGTGTGATATCTGCTACACCTGTGAAGTCTGCAAACACTTTAAAAGTTCCCAAATGCATACCTGGCTTAACTTCAACAGACGCAATTCCTTCAGCTTTAAGTTTATTTGCAATGATCACTGAATGAGCTTGAGGCGTCTTACTGAAAAAGTCATAATCAGGAACATCTTCTTCTGGATTATAAAATTGATCTTCCTTAGGTAATAGATTGTTAATTGCAGTTCCTCCATAACAAAGAACACGATGATTCTTCAAAAAGTTTTTGACGACGGCGAGGCTAGTGACAGTCCCTGGATCACTTGCAGAAACACGATTGTTCTCTGTTTCTAGGTCTTTCACAATTTTCCTGATCTCCTCCATTAAAAATGGATACGACTTTGTTTTTAATATTAGGAAGCATCAAGAATGCCTCCTAAGCGATACAATTTTCGTGCTCGGAAGACTCCCGTCGTATGGGTAGACGATGATACCCTTAAGACCAAAAAGGAGGAGGAAGACCAAGATGATTCTGACTATATACCTGAAGATGAAGATGAACCCGAATATGAGAGCGAAGAAGATGAAGACGAATCGGAAGACGAAGACGAATCCGAAGACGAAGACGAATCCGAAGATGAAGAAGAATCCACTCTCAAACTCCCCAAAGGTGCAAAAGTCTCAGTCAAGCTTCATATCCACCAGTTCGCAGGAGGTAAGGGTAAGGGTCGTGTAGACATTGATGAACGAAGTGACGATGAGTCTGAGGAAGAGGAAGAAGATTTCATCGCACATTTGATGGATAAGTATGTTAGACCTGAAAAGGGTATGTCACCAGGACGTCGTGAAGGACGTCATCGCAAGGGTCGTGAAGATCCTGAAGAACCAGCTCTATCTCTCAATGAAGAAGAGGAAGACTACTTTGAAGATCTTTCGAAATCTAAGAAGCGTAAGCTCAACGAGAAGATGAAAGGTCTTGCAAAGTTGGTATCTGATGGCGAAGTTCCCTATAAATTCAGAGTGCTTGAACTTCCGATTCCAGATCAGCTCAAGGCAACCGTCATTCGTAAGATTGATGTACTAAATGAGATGGATGTAGATGGTGGAGAAGTTCACAAACTCAAGACTTGGGTAGATGGGTTCCTTCGCATTCCATTTGGAAAGGTCGTTCCTCTTCCAGTCAAGTTCTCTGAAGACCGAGCAGGTTGTTCTAAGTTCCTAGCGGATACTCAGGTCACAATGGATAATGCAGTCTACGGCATGAACGCTGCAAAGGCACAGATCATGCAGATTGTAGCTCAATGGATCGCAAATCCAACCTCCGTTGGAAATGTGATTGCTCTTAAGGGTCCTATGGGTGTAGGAAAGACGTCGTTTGCCCGTCACGGTGTAGCTGAAGTTTTGAAGCGTCCATTTGAATTCTTCTCTTTGGGCGGTGCTTCGGATTCTGCAAACTTCGTTGGCCACTCATATACCTACGAGGGGGCTACATGGGGTCGTATTGCAGATGCCGTGATGTCAGCACGATGTATGAATCCAGTGATCTACTTTGATGAGTTGGATAAGGTCTCTACAACGGCACATGGTGAGGAGATCATTTCAATGCTCATTCACTTGACAGATCGATCACAGAACTCTCATTTCCACGACCGATACTTTGCGGGAGTTGATTTCGATTTAAGTCAATGTCTATTTGTATTCTCCTTCAATGATGAAACCAAAATTCATCCAATCTTGAAAGATCGTATGCAAGTGATCAATTGTTCTGGATATACAGCTGAAGACAAGAAGGTCATTCTCAGACAATATGTCTGGCCTCAAGTTCTTAAGCGTCTAAACATGGAAAATGACTTGACTATCTCAGATGAAGCAGTCAAGTTCATGATTTCAGAGTATTCAAATGAGGAAGAAGGTGTTCGTGTTCTGATTCGATCCGTTGAAACATTAGTCACTCGCATCAACCTTCTAAGGATTGCTGATGAGAAGACCGCAAAGAGTTATCCATTCTACAAGGCAGTTAAGTTGCCAATGTCTATTACACCTGAAGATATTAAGGCACTCTTGGTTGAGTCTAAAGTGATCAATGAGTCATGGCGTCATCTGTACACTTGAATCCAATCTTCATCTTTGATTTGAAATGAAATCTCAGAAAGGTTATCGTCTAATGTCGAATAAATACAGGTAATCGTTTTTCCTTTGACTCTAAGATTACTACAGAACTCTACAAAAGTAGAATGAAATAAGAATGGAACTGAAATACGTTTCGGATGATAGCTTCTACCATCAAGTACAACTATACAGCTAAAATAATGCCGAGGGTGTTCTCCGATGACAAAATGCGTCAGAGCCCACAGCTCATTTTTAACTCTAACAGGTGCTCCAGATCCACGCAAATGACGAAAGAACCACGGTGTCGGGTATCGTGTATGAATATCTAGTTTGGATCCACGATACTTTCCAACTTGAAGAGGAAACCAATTATAAATAACATCATCTGTTCCTGGAATTGCAAGCCAATTCTTTTCACACTTTGATCCAGTGGGTGATTCCATCACAATACAATCGCTATATTTTCCAGTATCTGGATCATACTTTCCACGTAATATTGCATGATAAGGGACATATTCAGCAACTGTTGCTGTAAATCGCAATTCTCCTAATGAATCTTTGTAGATACGTACATCTTCAAGACCCTTTACACGCGCTTCAATTTTTGGTAAATTTGTAGATAAGTCATCCATCAATGTAATCTCCTTTGTAACTTCATTGTAACAAGCATTCTGTGTCATGACTGGATTTGTGTCTGAATAGGATCCATCTTTCATTGTATACGTTGTATTCGTATGATTCAAATTGTAGTTCACAAATCGAATGTTATGATACGGGGGTGATAATGAAACATGTGAAGGATGAAAGTTAGGCCCAAATAGGTCTCGTGGAATTGGATAAGGTTTTGGCTCACCTTCTAAAATTTCAATATAAAAACGCATATTAGTATAGACATTATCCTGAAATGGTTTATTAGACATCAAATAGTTCATTGAATCTCTTAATGCTTCACGTTTAGTTCCTAAAGTATAATACTTACAGATAGTTTCTTCATATTCAAAAAGCCCTGAATATACATCTCGTTCAATAAACAGTGAATCAGTTGGAAAAGGAATCTGCTTACCTAAACGAATATAATGTATTGCCTTAAAAAAATCTCCTTTGACACGAAGATATTTAACAAGTTGATATAATGCTTCAGACCGTTTAGGGTAGAATTCATATGCTTTTTGAACCCATTCTTCAAATAGAATTGGATTTTTTAGAGTTTCATAACTTTTAGCAATCATGTAATGAGAATACCAAACTTCTTCATACCATCCTCCCATTTCAATACGTTTCTTATAAGCTTCAATTGCTTGTTCCAAGTTTCCCATTGAGTGATGAGTCTGCGCAAGATAGAACCAATATCGAACGTTATCTGGTTCATCTTCTACACCCTTAAGAAGTAATGCTAAATCACGAGGAAATTTGTTTTCTTTACATCCACCATCGTTACGATCATCAATATAAGCAATGTCTTTTGAAAGATGTTTAGATTCTCCATCCCAATATTCATGTGTTACACCACGACAGATCCAATTATAATCCATTCGAATTAAACGTGTATTTGGATAATCAAGATTTCCGGCTGATTGAATCAATGTGTATCCTAATTCTCCAAGTAATTGTTCTTTAAGTTTTCCAGGAACAAAGACCATATCTCCATCCAACAATAATCCATACGTATTCTTCAAGTCATATCCTTTTGTTTTACAATACGACTGAGCATTCTTGAAACTGATTGTTCGGTTATGTCCAAAATCTTTCCAATCACATAGTTCAATTGCTCCTTCGCGAGTTGTTAAAAAATCAGATGCAAGTTCAACTGTTTTATCAGTAGATCCTGTATCAGTCACTATATATGCATCCACCAACCCTTCAACGGAAGACATACATCGTTGAATGATCTTCTCTTCATTCTTGACCATTAAAATCAAGACAAACTTTGGCATCTGCGTCCGTATTGTCATTCATCAATTCATTGTGTCTAAGTAAATGAGCACAGAATTTGTTAAACAATCCCTTCGCGAGAATTTGAGTCGCACCCTGATCCCACATGTCGCAGATGGTCTTTGGTCTATTTATGATAACGCAAAGACCGCCTGTATTCGTAATAAGCAACCCGGTGAAACACTCAAGACATTTCAAAATCTTTTGACTCGTGTTCCCCAGTGGACTGATGAAATTCTGAATGCGGAAGTAGCTCGTATTGAAAAAGTCTCAAAGTGCGAATATATGGAAGATTTGCTTCTTGGTGTCTTTGTGAGCTATATTCGTGCGTTTGCTTCTCTTCAGCAATCCGATGAGGCTCATGTGAACATTGAGT